CAGGATCTCCGGTTTGTGTTCCTGGCAGCCATCAACGCCCCAGGCGTCCATTTGATTTGCGAACGTCTCACAGTCGCACGTCTCGCTGGTATAGATGCCCAGCAGTGCCAGCATGGAATGGAGCTCGGTGCCCACCAGTCCATTACCGGGCTGAACTTCCAGAAGTGGCCTCTTACAGCCGGCACATGGTTCCGTCATACGTTGCCAAACGCTCCGATTCTGCCCGTGCTGATGTCCATCGCGACAGGCGTGTATTGCGACCCTGCGTCAACGCCCCACGAGCCCACGCGCATCACGCTATAGTTCGGTGCAACGGTCGGCCGGAACGTGGCCACGAATACGCTGTTGTCGCCACCGCAGACCATTGCCACGGCCCGTTGCGTTGTGGAATAGTAGGTGGCGCCGTTTTCTCGCACAGAGAAGCCACCTGAGTTCACGTTTCCACCGGCATACTGATTGCCATTCGGTGCGTAGGCCGATGAATACATTGGCCCGCCGTGTGCTACGGACGTGTAACTGAGAAGGTTGGCTGGGTCGATCGTAAAGATGGTTTTTTTGGTCGAGCTGTTGATGTCGTGAGTGCCCACCAATTCGGTGTTCGCTTCATTGATGTTTATCGACGAGATGTTCAGCAGCGGGGTCAGATCGGCAACATACGTGAAATACGAGCCATAAACGCCGGTGGTGTAGGGAATTGGTGTTATGGACGGCGATCCGAGCCGAGCTCCACCCACCCACACGTTATCCAACTGGTCAACGCACAGGCATTTGAACGCCGCACCGGACAAAGTTGCACCATAACCACCGCCGCCGCCAGTTCCAGCGGCTGAACCGTCCGACGTGTTGTAGCGATTGACTTGGTTCGAGCTGGCGACGTAGACATAGCCATTCTGCCCCACTGCCACAGCCACCGACGAGAGCGTCGCCACATCCCACACGACCGCTCCAGTGGCGTCCAGCTTGAAAAGGCGACTGCTGAGTGATGCGTAAACATGCCCGTCGCGACTGCAGGCCATGCCCCCGAAAGTTGGGTACGACACATTCGCATAAAACTGACTGTTCGCGCCGGTTTCGCCGTCATACTTCCAGATGCGGCACTCAGGCGACGCGAATGGCGTCGACCGATATTCAAACGCAACATATACGTCACCTGGCGCGGCAGAACCGCAGCAGCATTTATTGTGTTTTCCGCCGATGACTACGCCTCCGGGCAACACAGGCCGACCACCACCCAGATCGGGAAGCGGTAAGGGTCAGTTGAGGCTGTTGGTGTCATGTAAATTGCAGTGCCCCAGCGACCGACTAGGTCGGCTTCTGGCTCGTTGAAGTAGCACCCGGCTGGGTCGTAGACCTCCACCTGCTCGTATTCAGGGATTTCATTGATGACTTGACCAACACCGTACGGGCGATACTCAATCCGGCAGAGAGCGACACCCGACTGGTAATCGTACGAGTCTACTGTGAAAACAACGATGTTGCTGCCACTGCTGCCACCACCCCCGATGATCGCATTCTGGCGACGCCTCTGAGAACCCACGGTTGGCGTTCTCAATACGCTCTGGGTAGCTTTCACGACGCGACGAAAGCCGTCCTCGTTGAAGCCGTATACTTTGTTTTTGGCCATGCCGGCACCTTATGCATTGATGCCGGGGAAGACGGTCAGATCGGTCTTGCGGGTGATCTCGTAATACATGAAAACTGCGGTATTCGGCGCTGGGGTCAACAACTGCTGGCCGTTTCCATCAAGCAGGACCGGCGATGATGCTCGGGCTCGTCCGCCATCCTGATCGTCCACCATTATGTCCTCAAGCTGCCCTGAGTACCCCGTGGCGCGTAAGCCCTGATCGAGTGGCTCCAGGTCAAAGCCCTCGTCATCGGAATAGCGACACTCCACAGACAGAGTGACCGACCGAAATGCATAGCCGTTTTCCTCGTCCTCTTCGCCGATATCCAACGCTACCACGCGCGCTCGCTCAGCGGCAACAGCCACCCCATCAATGGTGATCGTGTTGTTATTGACGGCACCGGCATACAGCAGGACATTGACCGGAACTGACGCCGCGTTAAACTGAATCGTCGCAGTCCAGCGTGTGATCTCGGCTTCCAATGGCGGGTCGAAGTAGTCACCAGCCGAGTTCACGCACGCGTTGCCGTTCAGGTCGCGCACGATGGACTTGGTGACTTGAGACGACGTCCAGCGGATCTTGGGCGGCCTGGCTGTGGGGTCGTCTCCAGATTCCTTGGGATCGTACTGGTATGTGACGGTTGCTTCCCACTTGTAGCGGGACTCGTCCGAGCGACTTGCTGAGCGACTCTTAACGAATGCGGATGCGTCGTCAGGGTGCGCTCCTGTGGGCAGCGCAGCGAAGATGACCGACCACGACTCGTTCACATTGTTTGTGAAAATCTCGAACTTGCGCGTATAGCTGCGGTTGCCCTCGTCGGTGTCGCCGCCCGTCTCGCCGCGCCAGACCTCGTTGAATTCGGTGATGCTCATGCGGGCACCTCGCCGGCCACGAATGTCAGGCCATCACCGCTGGTCATGGTGTCGAGTGATTTCGCCACCTTCTTCGTTTCCGTCAACTGCTTCTCGGCGACCTTGAGAATCTTCTCTTGCACTGGTGCGCCTCGCATGGCTTTGAGGATGGCTGATGTGGCATCGCTGCTACCGCGATTCAATGCGGCCACACCCTCCACCGGTTTCTTAGCGACGGCGGCCGGAGTGGCACTGGCCATGCCTGATGGACCCGTGTTGACTTCCGTCCCAGTGACGTTGACTCGCGCGGGCATTTCGGGTGGCTTGCCCAGCAATTCTTCGCGACGCTTGACCATGTGGTCGCCGAGCTTCTGCCCCAGGTTGTCACCCATCCGGCCGACGTTGTTTTTCAGCTTCTGTTCCAGTTCCGTCACCGCTCGCGCGGGGATCTCCGGCAGCTTCTTGACCGCGTTGACTGCACCCTCAGTAAGGGGAGTCCAGTTGATCTCGAATGATGTCGTGAAGCCCGATTTAATCCACTTCCACAGCGACGAAAACATGCTGCGAATGTTGGTGCCCAGGTTGATAAACACTGTCGATGCCAGATCGAAGGCACTGAAGAATACGTCCGACCAGTTCGAGCTAAACCAATCGAACCAGGTCGGGATAACGCCGGTAAAAAAGTGGCCGATGTCGGCAAACATCGTCACCGCGGCCAGTTTCGTTTTCTCAAACGCCAGAGCAGAGACGGCCGCGAAGTTGTTGAACAGAAACTCACCGAGAATCAAGGCGTCAATCATGAATAGCTTGATGCCTTCGAAGGTAACTCCTGTGATGCCCGTGAGGTCGCTGAAGATGGTCGAGATATTGGTGAACCAACTGGACGCGATTTCATACACGTAGTTGAATACCCACAACGCACCGCTGCCGATCGCGGCCCAGTAGGCGGCAATGAAGGCGCCGGTCGCTGCGACGATTGGCTTGATGGCTTCGAACGTACTTGTGATCCACACACCGGCCTTCTGCACGCTGGTGACGATCGTCGCAAACGTCATTGGGACGCGAGACATCAATCCGCCGAACAGGGCGCCCGCACCCGCAGAGATCACACTCCATGCACTGGAAAACACGCTGGCGACCGTCTGAATGATCGGTGTGAGGGACTTGATCGAGTCCTTGACCATGCCCGTAAAACCAATGACGTTAGTGAGTATCGACTTAACGTCAAATGCGGCAATAATGTCGGTCGCAATCCCTCTCAGTGTGCTGCCGATGTTGTCCTGTAGAGTGGACCATATTCCACCGAGAGAACGCGACTGCTTGTCCATCATCCCTTCGAACATGCCTCCGCTAGAGGTCATGTCAACAAAGGCTTTTTCAAGCTGTGGGAATCCGACTTTGCCCTCCTCAACCAGTTTTTTCACCTTGTCTTCGGAGACGCCAAACTGCTTCGCCAGTTCACCGATAATCGGGATGCCGCGGCCGGTGAGTTGGTTGATGTCCTCACCAAACAGTCGGCCTTGCACCTTCGCCTTGCCGTACAGCTCCGCGAGTTCTCCAATCGGCTGGCCAATACCAGAGGCCACGTCACCAATGCGTCGCATCGTGGGAACGATATCGCTTGATGCAGTGCCGAACGCAGCTAGTGACCGAGCCGCGCCGGTCAGCTCAGGCAACTCGAAAGGCGTATCAGCCGCGAAGTTTGACAAGTCAGACAAGACTGTCTTGGCTGTATCGGCCGATTTAAACAGCACTCCGAAAGCGATCTCAGCCTGCTCCATGTTGGCAGCGCCTGTCACTGCTGACGTGACTGCACCAAACGCAGATTGCAGGCCGGTCAAGCCCAACGCCGCTACGCCGATACTGGATGCCATGCGCGTGACGGACGACCCAAACGACATCAGGCTCGACGAAGCGCTAGACAGCCCTTTCGTGAGACCTACCGTTGTCGCAGAAATCCGCACATTGACTGAGCCGACTGCTGGCATATCACTTGCCTTTCTTGCGGCTGTCGACGACAGAGTTGTGTAGGCGGGCCCAGTGCATCATGGCGGCTTCGATGTCTTTCGGATTCTTCCGGCTGACTGCCTTTTCGCGAGGCATGAACCGGTTGGGATCCACCGGCCGCTTCGCCCACACGTTGACCACCGCGGCAGCCACCGTGCCGGCCTGCTGCCAGTCGTCACCGAATGGCTCTTGCCGGTAATACTCCTGCCATTCCTGGAACTCGCGCGCTGTTATGCGGCGTTGCAGTTCACGCACCGTGCGTCCGAGAGTCCGAGCCAGGAAGAACCAGAACCGGCGGCTGGGACTCTCTCTCAGTTTCCCGCGATGGCTTCCGCTTCGGCCTTCGTCATGGCATTGAGCCGCAATACGCGGTCGAACACAGTGTCGAGAGCCACGCCCGACTTCTTGGCCAATGCGGCCACGTCCTCGGGCTTAAACAGCGGTTCGCCACTGGCTTTGTTGATCAGCGAATAGACGGCCGCGAGAGCTCGCACGGACTTCTTGGATCCGCCACGAGTCTTAAACCCTTGGATGGCGTTTTCCAGTTCTTCGCGCTGCTCACCATCGAGCTCGCGGATGGTGACTTCGCCCCATTTTCCGGCGGAGAAGGTGTCAGTGGCCAAGTCGTCTGCACTTAAGATTTCGTCGCGATTCATGCTCACCCTTAGTTGATCAATACGACAGCCCGCATATCAGCCGTAGCCGTTGCGCTGCTGTGAGAAAAGTACGCTTTAGCGATGATGTCGCCGGTCAGTGGATTCGACGCGGAACGCTCGGGATCCCAAAAAAACGACTGCTCGCCGCCAACTGCACCGCCCACCGAAAACGCGGCCACTTCCGTCTCGTCGGACTCGCAAAAAACGATCTGGCCGGGCTGGTCGGAATAGAGCACCAGGCCCAGCGCCGCGTCACCGTCCGCATTGAATACTTCTTCAGTCGGCACCTTGGCGGTGATTGCCGTCGTGGCGATGGGCAGGTCATCACCGGCGCCCAGGTCGAAAGGCACACTGTTAGTGGCGACAGTGCCAATCACCACGCCGCGCCGAGAGCCACCGGACCAGTAGATATCGAGCCGTTGGCCGTCAGTGAACCCGTGGCCGCCTGCCATCGTCAGTGTGCCGGTGTTGGCATCCGTGCGAGTCGATAGCGTGCCGGACTTCGCCGCTGTCACTGCCGGCATCTTGGATACGACGCCGTCAGTGGTGATGGTGCGCTTGCTGGGGAATGTCCGCCCCAAGACGGTGATACTTTCGGTGATCGTTGTCGTAAACGGCATGGTATTCCTTGTTTTGTTGTCTTAATTCGCTATCAGGGCGATCAGCTAACGGTCACTTTTCCGCTTACCTTAATAGTGGCCGTTGCGACCATGCGGTCATCAATCGGGGCCGACGCCGCATAGCTCTTGAGAGCTCCACTGAACGACCACGTCGTGCCGCTGTCGAAGGTGATCACGCACGGCGAGAAGTTGTCATTGATCGGCGGCACTTCCGACTCGTCGAAGTTCAGCTCCACCTGCAATTCCCCGT